CTCACCTCCTTCTGTAAAATCTCCATCTTTTGAGCAATACTCTCTATTCTGTCGAGCAGTACCTCTTGCCCTCTGTACATGGCACCTACCGCCGAGTTTATCCCGAACAGAGTTGAAATTATGGCGTCCTCGAAGCAAGGCGTACCCCTGGAGGTGAGGAGTTCCTGATTCCCCGACCTCGCGGCCAATAATCCAGTATTTGGCCTCTTGCTCGAAGAAGGATTTGATGTGGTTATAACCCTCTTCATCATAATTATTGAGTGTAAAACAGAAATGGCGAATGCGAGAAGACATGCTTTATTGATATGGGATTGCTCCTCTTTTATAGATACAATGGGACGGACGGACGGGCGGGAGGGTAATACTATACCTCCCGCCTGGCCACCTTACACAACACGCTACCTAAACGTCACTGCTTACGACTTTAAGAGTCTACATCAGCAGTTACACTCACGTTATACTCAATTACATATGTACACGCAACAGCAGAACCCGTGACAGTATTGCCAACTGCAACATACCAGTACATACAATCATATCCATTACCAAATGATATCGCATCATATTGCTTCGGCTTCACGTAACGTGTAAGAGTGACAGCAGACGACCTTTCTAAATTAAATGCCCAGCACTTCATAACCCTTTGGGTCTGATCTGTAATATCGCTGCTACCTCTGACTGGGTCAATACCTTTTGCCAACGCGCCAGCACCAGGAGCGGATCCGGCCGCCTTCACCCATATCAGGAATACCTTGCACGCTATCGTTTCTTCTGCTTCTGTGGCTAACGTGAACTTTTCTATTCCTCCACGGACAGTGATAGGTCCAGTTATAGTTGTAGGATTACCACCGTACGAACTAAACCAATTAGACTGAGACGATAATCCGGGAAGACATATCAATGGTAGATATGTCATCTCTGTTAAATTTGCTGGAGTAGATAGCGTAGATGACGTTGTGTTTGTCACTGTATATTTTGCTTCAAATTGAGTTGCCCTCAACAATGCTCTTCTATACATTCCTGAATTCATTTTTCTACCACGACGCATATTAATTGTCGATATAGCACCTGTCGTAGAACTGTATGCACCAATTCTAGATCGACGAGCGGGCCGGCGCTTAAAAGTCCGGCGCCGCTTAACATTTGAACGTCCAGCGCTTGAGCGCGAACGCTTCCGGTTCTGATTGTACCTTGCCATCGAATTGTGAAGTATTACCAATAAGATGGGGGGGTATTTATAGGATCGGTGCCTCCGGCACTAACGAACCGGTTCCTCGCCTATGGCTCGGCTCCTTGCCGTTCCGGCAAGACACGCACCGGCTGCGGCGGCGCGGCCTGCGGCAGCTCAACTAACGTTCGCTTCGCTCACTTGCCATTTATAAGATAATGATGGGAAATCTCATGAACACATGATATTTATTAATTCATTTCTTCCAATACAATCCTGCGTAGTAACGCAGGTAACTGTGGATTCACTTCTTCACCCCACTTAAATATTTCACTCGGATGAAAATTACTTGTTACAATAAAGTTCATCGCATACAACGCAATCATACCACCTTTATTCTCCACATAACACTTATAACGATCAAACCAACGTAATAGATGATTAATATCGATACCATTAGGTCCGAAATCATCTATAATCACATCTTTCTCGCACATGTAGCCGTTCCACCATTTTGTTCTTGGTTCTTTGATATAGGCGTCTGGAAGAGCTCCGTGGGCCATTCTAGACTTTCCCACTCCAGGGGGTCCATAGACCCATCTGACTGAAATGTCAGGTCGTTCGATGGGGGGCTTAAGGGAAAGAGCATTTCTGAGCAAGTTAAAACCGGAGAAGAGATACGTTCCGGGGAATTCACTGGCGAATTCAGCCACTCCCGGATTACCTCGTTCGACGGAAGCCATGAAGGAGGTGGCGAGGGCGTCTCTTGAGGCTTTGGAGGCAACAGCTCCTTCATTAAGCTCACCTCCTTCTGTAAAATCTCCATCTTTTGAGCAATACTCTCTATTCTGTCGAGCAGTACCTCTTGCCCTCTGTACATGGCACCTACCGCCGAGTTTATCCCGAACAGAGTTGAAATTA